CCGGTCTCGATTAACAGTGCCGGTTACTGCCTCTGGAATTATTCTAGTTACTACAAAGGGGTTCAGTCATTACCACTCAAGTCTCTCCAGCTTCAAAGAAGATTAGGATAAGAGCATGATTGTCGATAAAGACGTCATTATTATGTAGTATTACTTAGTAAATTCTTTAGAGGATTTCTCTATCCCATTTCAGGTGATAGATAGGTAAATAATTCTTTGATGAGTCGTGAACTAAGTCACTTACCGGTATTAACCTTGTCTCGTGACAGAAACTTTGTTCCATCCCTACGATGCCCTGGGAATATTTCCAGACTGCGGCATTATTACATAGGTGATTTATATTCATCATTTTATGTAGCTGAACTTTCCGATTATCAAAATATTTTCTTATGTCGTAGAAAGTCAACTTCTCATCAAATAGGAGAGCAATTGTCATTAGCTTATACGCTTTGGCATATTCGTCGGCGATGTCGACATAATCTATACCATTATGTATTTTTTCATAGTAGGCTTCTCCTAACCACTTGATCTGTGATAGGTATTGCTGGTTAACTAATTCATGCATTTGCCACTGAATTAGACCTTTGGGGTTTTTAAGGCGATAGGCGGGATCAGTACACATATTCTTTCGAATTTTATGTGCAGCCGCAAGGTCAAAGCTCTTGAACTCATAAAAACGAGGATCAAGACCAATACCACCAAGCCACTCAGGCATATACCACTGGGAACTGAATTCACCATCCGTAACAACGGAGACACAGTCCAACACAATCTTATGGATTCCCAAAAAAGATTTATGCACGCTACGCAAAATGTAGTCTTGCTGGGGAGCAGTTCTCAAAAGCTCCCGATGAATCGCGCCAAATGTTTCTAATGGCTTAAGAAGATCTTTATAACCTGATTTCGATTGGGCATATAAAAGCCCTAGATTGACATGAGGTCTCGAAACCCATGTATTATCAGGAAGTCGATCAAACAACTCGGAATTCATAACACACATTTTGGAAGAAAAATAGGTTTTCCCTATAGAAGATTCAAGTCCACCAAATTTACATATTCGTTCCCAGGATTCTCTTATAAAATCCTTATGGCCAGGAAATGTACAATCGTCTCCATTAATGCGCAAACGGGCGA